ACGTACACGGGCTCGCTGAAGCACGCGTCACCACCGGGATTGCGCAGGCCGCAGCATGATCGAGTGCGAGGGGTACTCGGCCGCAGAGCCGATGGATGAAGGCGAACTCGACGTCCTGTACGGGGCCTTGCTCCGCCAGGCGAGCGAGCACCGCTATCACAATCAGGACGGATTCGTCTGCGGCTTCGCTGGCGGACCTGAATGCACGGCGCTCGGCCACACGACCGACCCCGACGACCCGTGGGTTGACGACGACGACCACCCGGCCGGCTGGGACGGCGATGCCGTCTGCCCAGCGACCAAGTCCGGCTCCGCGTGTACAGAGTGCGAGACGGACGACTGCGACGCCTTTTGGGACAAAGTGACCCCCGTCCAGTTCTGGGCGCTGTTCGCGGCGGTTGCAGCATGAGCGCCGTCGAAGAGATCCAGGCGGCCATCGAGAAGCTGACCGCGCTCAAGAGCAAGAGCACGCAGCCCACAGACGGCACCAACTGGGTTCGCGGTCGGGATGAAAAGCGCTACGAGTCAAGCCGCGATGTATATACCGGCCCGAACGAGGATACCGCGGGCTCGGCTGACATCATCTTCGGGATCGATCCGGTTGACGCCAGCCTCATCGTCACCCTGCACCGCACCATCGACGCGCAGCTTGACTTCCTCCGCACGGCTCGCGGCTTCTACGGAGCGGGCATATCCGGGCCAGACGTTGCCAACCTGTTCGCCGAGCACGCCCTCGCCCTCGCCCGTGCAATCACTGGCGGTGCCTGATGCCCACCTCTGGCGTGAACAACGTCGTCACGGTCGTCTACACGTTCTGCGGCCTCGACACGCTCCGCAACGGCCAGTGGGGTCCATGCCCTTGGGAAGGCGACGCGGAGATACACGCCGACCGCACAGACCTGTCCGGGATGTGGAAATGCCCCGACTGCGGCGGATTCAACGAAGCCACTTTTGGAGAGCAATGAGAGTCCCAACCATCCCGCTTCTGATGCTCGCGCTGGGCATCGCCCTCGCCCTCCTGGGCATCCCATTCCTGACGGACCTGACGTGGTGGGGCGTGGTCCTCACGCTCGTCGCCACCGTCCTCATCATCCTCACCGCCAAGCCTGAAAGGCACCACTCATGAGCCGATTTGACCCTCACCCCGACAAGTCCTACGCAGCCTGCACGGGGTGTGAAGAAGTCTTCCCGACCCGCCCCGAGATGAGAGCCCACCTCACGGAGACGTTCAAGAACGGCAAGTCGCACAGCGCAAGGATCACGAACGCAAGTCGTCTTGAGCGCATCGAGAACGAGCTGGAAAGCCTCGCCGATGACGCGCTGGGCGAATTCATCGATGAGGCCCATCGCCTCATGGAAGACGGGGACGCAACCGAAGAAGAGATCACAGAAGCCATGCGCCACATTGTCGCCGACTTCTCAGACGCATGGGAGCAGAGCAAATGACCGAACAGATCGTCGCCATCCTCGCCATCCTCACCATCCCCACTGCAAAGGACCACTCATGACCACAACGACCGTCACCACACAGAGCGAACTCGACGCCGCGCTCCTCACCACTGTTTCGGACATCATCATCGACTCACCCTCGGGTGTATGGCTCCGGCTCGACAGCAACGGCAAGGGCTCGTCCCGCGTCGAGGCTTGGGGCTCGTCCAGCGTCGAGGCTTGGGGCTCGTCCCGCGTCGTGGCTTGGGGCTCGTCCAGCGTCGTGGCTTGGGACTCGTCCCGCGTCGAGGCTTGGGGCTCGTCCCGCGTCGAGGCTTCCAAATACGTCGCAATCCACCTCCACTCCAAGCGCGTCTCACTCTCGGGCTCCGGCGTCATCATCGACGTAACCGACATCAACACGCACCGGGTGCCCGACTTCATCGACTACTACGGCGTGACCGTCACGGACGGGTGGGCGACCGTTTACAAGGCCGTTGATGATGACCTGAAATCGGGGCGGCACTTCGCGTACCCGATCGGGGCAACGGTGACCGCCCCGGACTGGAAGCCGACGCAGGAGTGCGGTGCCGGGTTGCACTTCGGGCATCGGCCTGCGGTTGCCCGTGACTACTTCCGTGAGGCTACCCGGTTCCTCGAGTGCCAGGTGGAGGTTGCGTCGATGGTGGCGTTGGGCGACAAGGTGAAGGCCGAATCGTGCCGGGTTGTTCGTGAGGTTGACATTCATGGTGACGCTGTTGCACCCGTAAAGGTCGTGTCCGCATGACCGACCCGATGCCTGCCGTGTTCGATGCGTTGAACTGGCCGGTTGCGCTCAGACCTGTTGACCACCGTTTCACCCGCACACACTTCAGCGCGCCAGCCGCAATCGTCGGCGAGTGCTCGTGCGGTGAATGGGCGATGGAATCCCTGGGCACTGACGAGTCATCTCGTTCCGCCGTCAACTACGCGTTCAAGATGCACGTCCAGAGAGAGGCCAGCAAATGAGCGACACGCAGAGCATCGAATGGGTGCAGGTCGAGGACTGGCACACGCTCAAGCCGAATCAGTTGGTCAAGGCCACTGGAGCGGGCGGCACCATCCTCGCGATCGTTTACACCGTCCACCACGAAGCAATCTCGATCATCCCCGAGGGTGTCTGTGAGGTCGTGAGCATGCGCCCGCACATCTGGTCCCTCTTCATCGAGAAGCCCAAGGTGCAGTTGCCGACCGAGCCGGGCTGGTACACGGATGGCAACGGCGTCCTGTGGCACTGCAACGGCTTGATGTGGCGCATCGAGCGGGGCGGCTACGTACTGCCAGGTCACATCATTAACCCGGCAATGCCATACACCCTGCTCCGCCCGGTTGCCGAGGTCGCCGCCGAAGTACTGGCCGACGTGCGCGCCGAGCTCCTCCAGCGCTTCCCTAACTACTTGCAAGAGGGCGGGTCGAACCTGGACCGTGCCATCAGCCGGGCTGCCGCTAAGTGGGCCACCAATTGACCGCCCCGGCGACCGATCACGCGATGGACTACTGGCCCCGAGTGCAGACCGCCATTTATGCCGCAGTCGTGAGCAGGGCCGCGATCGAGCACGAGTGGCCTGAGTGCCACAGGAAGGGATGCCAGGGGCGGCATGGCAGCCCCGATGCTGCGTTCGGGATGATGAAGGCGCAGATTGCCGAGTCGGTGCATTTGGAGTTGGCGTATCGAACGCTTACTCAGCCCGATGTTTCGGAAGACGACGACGACCCGGCAGAACGGGCCACGCTCACCCTCGCCGTGCTGCTGGGCAGGTACGCGAGCCATGCGCCCACCTATGTCAAGGCGGCGCAACTCATCATCGACGCCTACCCGGCGTTCGTTGACGTGCTCGCCCAGTCGGAAGATGTCACCAAATGACCGCCCCGAAGCCTCACCCGTACGTCGTCACCGAACGGCAATCATCTATCGACTGGCCGACCGCCGTTGAAACCGAACTCATCAAGACAGAAGGGATGGGGAAATGAGCGACACAACCACGGAGCGGAGGAAACCGCGCCGCAACCGCAAGTCAGCGAAAGCCGCCGGCTCATGGATGGAGAAAACGGTCGCCGAGTTCCTGTCCTTCGCCCTTGCAGATGACCGGATCGAAATCCGCAAGACGAACGGGTCGAAGGACCGCGGCGACATCACCGGAGTCAAGACGATCCGTGGCGGCCGCGTCGTCATCGAGTGCAAGAACGTCGCAGCCATATCGCTGCCCGCATGGTTGCGTGAAGCCGAGATTGAGCGTGGCAACGATGACGCCGTGATCGGGGTCGTCGCACATAAGCGGCACGGGTCGGGCAATCCTGCCGACCAGTATGTGACGATGACGCTCTCCACGTTCGCCCGGCTGATCGAGGGTGGCGGCGACACCGGGCCTGTTGTGATCACTGACCCGATGACGGTGGTGGCGGCATGAGCTACACCGTACTGACCACCGAGAGCAATAACCCGGAGTGGCTGCGACTGCGGAAGCTCGGCATCGGCGCATCGGAAGCGGCTGCGATTCTCGGCGACACGAAATGGGGAACACCTCTCACCGTGTGGCAGGAGAAGCGTTCCCCGGATGTGACCGACATTGGCACACCCCGGATGCTTTGGGGCCACCGCATGGAGTCAGTCATCCGTGAGGCTGTCGCTGAAGAGTTCCCCGAGTTGGGCCAGGTTCTGCCGGCTGAGGGGTTGCTGCAGTCGGTCGAGCATCCTCACCTGTTGGGGACGCTCGACGCCCGCATCGACTCCCCTGACTTCGGCATGGTGCCACTGGAAATCAAGAACGTGTCCGCGTTCCAGAAAAAGGATTGGTTCGATGACGCGGGCATGATCCGTGTGCCGCCGAAGTATTGCATCCAGATCCGCCAACAGGCGTTCATCACGGGCGCTATCGGTGGCTGGTGCGGTGTCCTCTTCGACGGCAACGAACTGGAAGTCATCTGGGTTCCGCAGTCGCAGTCGTTCGTTGACTTGCACCTGCTCGGCACGTTGGAAGAGTTCTGGCGCATCAATGTCATCGGCGGGAAAGTTCCCGACCCGATCATGGGCGACGACCTCGCAACACTCTGGCCCGTCGAACCGAAAACGACCATCGAGGCCGACGAGCTGTTCCTCGAAATGGCCGAACGGTGGCGTGATGCCAAGGGCCGCGAGTCCGTGGTGAAAGGCGACCTTGAGACGTTGAAGTTCTACTTCGGCGCGTACATGGAAACCGCGAACTATGCCACCCATAACGGCGTCAACGTCATGGAGCTGCGGCCGAGACAGGGCCAGCACCGCGTGAACGTCAAAGCCCACGCCGCACACCACCCCGACTGTGGCGAGTGCGTCACTCAAGACAAAACCTCCCAGACCCCCTACGCCATTGGAAAGACGAAATGACCCTCGAAACGAGACGCCCGACCGGACGCCCTTCCTGGCCTATCATCCTCATGGCCGGCCGTGAGAAGACTGGCAAGAGTTGGACCGCCGCTGAAGCCTCCGCATCCCCGCTGGTGAGCCGCACCCTCTGGGTTGGCATCGGTGAAGACGCCCCCGATGAATACTCGCTGATCCCCGGCGCTGACTTCGAGATCGCCCTCCACGACGGCACCTACCGCGACATCCTCCGCGTCTGCACTGAGATCGCAGCCCTCGATGTCCCTAAAGAGGGGCCGATCCTGTATGTCCTCGACTCGGGCACCAGGCTGTGGCAGTTGCTGTCTGACATGGCTCAGGCCGAAGCGAACGCCCGCGCGAAGAAAAAGAACTCGTCCTACAGCGGTGAGGCACAGATCAACATGGACCTGTGGAACATTGCCGCCGCACGGTGGAATCACATCTTCGACACTCTCCGCGCCCACCGCGGCCCCGCCATCATCACGGCTCGACTCGAGCAGGTCGCCGTCATGGACGATCGAGGCCAGCCGACGACGAACAAGCAGTGGAAAGTGCAGGCGCACAAGTCGCTGCCTTATGACGTTGCGGGAATCGTTGAGATGCAGCAGCGCGGCGACTTCCTCGTCAGTGGCATCAAGTCGGCCCGCATCATGCTCGACAAGCCCAAGCAGTTCCCGAAGTTCACCATGGACGGCCTCTGGCGGTCGCTGGGGCTCGCAGAAGTTGAAGCGGGGCCGCGCATCCATGACGTGCCCGTTGTTGAGGTGGACGACGCACCAGAGGCCGAGGAACGCGACTGGGTTGCACTCGCTGACGCCGCCCTGACATCGGCGCAGGCCAACAGTGTCGGTCACGCTGCGAAAGCATCCGGCGCCAGCGCCGAGGTACTCCACGTCATCCGCGAGATCGTCGCAGAAAAGGCGGGCGCGTGATGCTCAACATCAACAAGGGCGTCGTGGCCGCGTACAACAGCGGGGGCGGACGATGATCACCATCACTGACCTGTTCTGCGGTGCCGGCGGATCCTCGTCCGGCCTCGCAACCCTTCCTGGGGTGCGCGTCGTCATGGCGGCGAACCACTGGAAGCTCGCGATCGACTCCCACCAGATGAACCACCCCGACACGGATCACGACTCGGCGGACATCTCGCAGGTGGAGCCGTCAAGGTTCCCGACGACGGACATCCTGTGGGCGTCCCCGGAGTGCACGAACCATTCGGTGGCCAAGGGCATCAAGCGGCAGCGCGCCGTCGAGGCGTCCCTGTTCAACCTGGACGACAAGCCCCTGCCCGACGAGGCCGCAGTCCGGTCCCGCGCCACGATGTGGGACGTGCCCCGTTTCGCGGAGTACCACCACTACAAGGCGATCATCATCGAGAACGTCGTCGACGCCTACCGGTGGATTCCGTTTCCCGCCTGGCTGCAGACGATGGAACTCCTCGGGTACGAGCACGAGATCGTGTGGCTGAACAGCATGCACGCTCAGGCTCGCGGCCTTCCAGCTCCGCAGTCACGCGATCGCATGTACGTGGTGTTCTGGCTCAAGGGCAACCGGAAGCCGGACCTGCAGAAGTGGACGCGCCCGCAGGCGTTCTGTGACCGCGACGGCATCGTGTCGGCGCAGCAGGTATTCAAGAAGGCCGAACGCTGGGGCAGGTACCGCGCCCAGTACGTCTACCGCTGCCCGAGGTGCGCGGCCGTCGTCGAGCCGGGCTGGCTGCCGGCGTCGTCCGCGATCGACTGGTCTATCGAGGGAACCCGCATCGGCGACCGCGACAAGGCCTTGTCCCCGAAGACGATGCTGCGCATCGAGAAGGGCATCGAGAAGTACTGGCGCCCGATCGTCCTCGAAGCGGCCGGGAACACATACGACTCGGCCGACCCGAAGCACCGCCAGCACGGCAGCGACGACGGTTACCTGCGCGCATGGCCGGACAGTGATGCGCTGCGGACGCTGCACACGACGTCGAGCAAGGGTCTCGCGCTGCCGCCGCTGATCACTGACGGCATCCGTGGCGAGGGAACCGTGCAATCCGGCGCCAACCCGATGTTGACGCAGACGACCGCGCAGACGAAGGGCCTGTTTCACCAGCCGCTCATCGTGAACCACGTGTCAGGTGCAGATGCCAGTCGATCCCGCACCGTCAATGACGCATTGCCGACGTTCGTCGGAGGCGGCACGCACGCCTCTCTGCTGATCCCCGTCGAGGGACGCACGGGCAAGGTCGCTGCGCCGAGCACCGAGCCGATGCGCACGCAGTCGACGAGGAACGAGACGGCGATCGTCGTCCCTCTCCGCAATCACGGCGTCGCGAAGGGCGCGAGCTCACCGATCGATACGGTGTCGGCGAACGGCAACCACCATGCCCTCGTCATGCGCAACAACACCGGTGGAGCGGAGATGACGACACCCGTCACCGAGGAGCTGCGCACGATCACCACGGCCGGTCACCAGTCGCTGCTCGTGCCCTACTACGGGAACGGCATGCCCGCGCCCGTGAGCGACCCGCACCGTGCGCTCACCACGGTCGACCGGTACTCGCTCGTCACCGGGCCCGTCGACGTCCAGGACTGCATCTTTCGGATGCTCACCCCGGACGAGATCAAGGTCGGCATGGCGTTCGCCCGCGACTACATCCTGCTCGGCACGAAGCGCGAGCAGGTCAAGCAGTCCGGGAACGCCGTCACACCGCCGGCCGCGCGTGACCTGGGCGCCGCGGTGATCGAGTCCCTCGGGATCGAAGTCGAGAGGTTCGCAGCATGATCGCGCTAGGGAAGCTTGGCCTCAAGCTCGTGCAAGCGAGTTTCAAGCGAACGCACAGCGGCAATCAAAATCCGCAACTCCGAGGGACTCTCCGGGTCGTAGAGAGCGCGGGCAAACTCGCGTGTGATCGTCAGGTCTTCGGGTATCTGCTCGAGCACTACAGCGCCCTTGTTGTCGTCATCCATGCCCGCACTCTATCGGTGGCGACCTCGTGACGGCCCCGACTCAGGCGATCCGCACCGGGACGTACAAGCGCGACTCGTACATGTGCGCCGACTGCGGCGTCACGACGGACCTGTCGTGGCAGCACCGGGAATCATCGGGGCATGGCGGCCGCGGCAAGAAGGCACCCGCCCTGACCGTCGCTGATGGCCTCACCCTCTGCCTGCCGCACAACCAGGCATGCGAGGCCGAGGGGCAGGACAAGGCGCTGAGGCTGGGGTGGAAGATCCGCCGCAACCGTGGCGGGCTGCTGGCCTCTCAGATCCCCTTCTACGTGCGGTGGGCTGCCGAGTGGTGGCTGCCGGACGCGGACGGCGGGAAGCAGATCATCCACGCGTCTCTGGCGCTTGAGCTGATCGAAGCAGCCGGCGGACTCACCCGGGCGGGGGTGGCCTCGTGAAGCTCGAGAAGTGGGTCATTCGGAAGCGCTGGTCTTACATGTGGGGCTCCCCTGGGTATTACTGGCGGGTGTCGCATTCGTCGCTGCCGGCGTACGTCAAATACTGCTACCACTTCGACTCGTTCGAGGATGCCGTCGAGTACGCGGATGCCAAAGCACGAGCGCTGGAGGTGTCCTGATGCCCCTCGATAAGCGTGCTCTTCTGGCGCACATCAAGGCGAAAGCGGATCACCCAAATCTGCTCATTCACTCGGTGCTCGCGGGCCTCGTGACAGCGATCGAACGCGGCGATTTTGACGAACAAAATCCACACATAATTCTCCCAGAAATGAAAAAGGGGGCAAAAAACGATGGGACTTCCGTGGTTTAGAGCGGACACAAATCTGCCCACGCACGACAAGGTCCTCGAACTGCTCGGCAAGTCACCGAAGGGCAAGGGTGCAGCGTTCGTCTACGTGTGCTCACTGGCCTACTCGGCAGGGCATGAGACGTCAGGTTTCATCGCCAGGGCTGCCCTCCCGTTCGTGCACGGAACCACCCACGAGGCCCGTCTTTTAGCGGAAGTTCGCCTCTGGAATGTGGTCGAGGGCGGTTGGGCGATTCGCAACTGGGGCACCCGTCAACTCGTCGGAGCGGAGTCTCAGACCATCCATGAAGAGCGGTCGAAGGCTGGCAAAAAGGGTATGGAAACAAGGTGGGCGAAGTGATGAAACGGCATAACAAAGCGATAGCAAAGCGCGGGTTTGTTACGCGTTTGCTAATAACACGGACGGACGGACGGACTTACGTACGACCCAATCACCCTCTTAAAACATCTATCTGTTCCGTAACGCGCACGAATTTTCGGAAGATTCTGCGCCCCGATTTGGAAGCGGTGAAGCCTGATGCATGAGTCGGATCTGGACTTTGCCGCATTCATGGCGAGCCGCAATGTCCCAAAGGTCAAGCGGGAACGGTTCGTGGATCGGATCGCGACGACGTTGGCACGTGAGTACGACCACACCACACAGAAAAACCTGTTGTTCATTCGGGCGCAGGCCACCAACACGAAAAGGAGCAACTGATATGGCAAGAGCAAATATTCAAATCGAAGGATTCATCAGCAACGACCTGAGCATTCGGGACTCTGGCGGGAAGTCCGTTGTGGACGTGACGATCCCCGTCACCCCGCAGAAGAAAGACGATTCGGGCAAGTGGGTCGATACCGGCGACACCGTTTGGTATCGCGCATCGTTCTGGGAAGAGCACGCACAGGCCGTCCTCATGGCCGTGCAGAAGTCGCAGCTCGTCACCCTCACCGGCACGGGCTTGAAGGTCGACCAGTACGCCAAGAAAGACGGCACGACGGGCGTAAACCTCACCGTCACGAACCCGACCATCGCGGCCATTGTGCGGAAGCCCCCACGCGGCCAGCAGTCGCAGCAGCAGGAATCCTGGGCGTCATCCGCGCCGGCTGAACCGACCGGCGACGTTTGGGCCGATCAGAACACGCCGTTTTAGGCCATGACGGGACGCAAGGACCCCAAGGGGCCGAACACGAAGTGGTTGCCGGATGGGTGGAAGGACCCTCAGCCGGTGCGGGTCCAGGAACACAGGTGCGGCCAGTGTTTCGGCCCGCTGGGTAAGAGCGCAATCAGGTGCAAAAACGAACCGAAGGAGCAGGGCGCATGGGAGTGAATGACGCAGCCGAGCAGCTTGAGGTGGCTATCGAGGAAGTCGGCAAGTTGGAACGGGAGGTTGCCGAGCTGCGGACCGAGCTGAACTACGCCGAGAAGATCCTCGACGCTCACGCGCAGGCTGTACCGCAACTCGTGGCCGAGCGGGATGCGGCATTCGCGACAGTCGAAATGCTCGCTGACTGGGGGCAGGAATTCTTCGGCAGCGTGCGCTGGGCTGGCGGCTTGGACGATACCGAATCGGAGTCTGGACTGAGCCCCGCAGCAATCCTTTCACGCTTCCCTGCCGACGCTCTGGCCGAGCATGACCGGACGGTGAAGGCGGAAGCGCTGGAAGAGGCGGCAGCGCTGCGGGAGGCCGAGTACCGGAAGGCCACGCGAGAGATGGGTTTCAAGCGCCAGTTCCTTGGCGAGTGGCTGCCCGAAACCCCCACCCTCGCCGAGCAGCACACGACCGCTCTGGCCGAGCAGTCAGCGCACTACCGGGACAACCCCATGAACAGCGACGACGGGAGAGACGAATGAGCACGAACGAGCACATCATGACGATCACGGATGGCGTGCCGGTTTTCACCTGCACCTTCGACACGACGGCCGACTGCCACCAGTACCCCGACTGCGAGTGCGAGTCGTGGACGACCGAAGGGCATGAGCACCCGAGCAGCGCCCATGATGCGTGCTACCTCGCTGACTGGTACAAGCGCCCGGAGGACACCGCGGAGATGTTCATCGAAGACGGGTCCATGATGCCCGAGAACGCATCCGGCCCGATCGACATCGAGTGGGACGAGTTCCCGCTGTGGTACTTCGAGGAAGCCGCGGTGTCGCTGTGAGTGAGCACGAGGAACTGATCGCGGCCCGGAAGCGAGCCGAGGATGCGGTGGATGAACTGCGCATTGAGGACGAGTTGGCGGATGGATTCAGGAGCAGGAATGGCGACCTCACCTTGCAGGACGCCATAACCGCGCTCAATGCTCTGCTCGCCGCCCTTCCCACCCCTCCCGCCAGCGCCCACGAGGAACTGATCGCGCAGGCGCAGGCGTATCTGTCCAGCAAGTCGACTGGCGACGAGTGGTGGCTGATCCATCAGTTGCGAGCGGCGCTCGTCACCACGCGGCCCACCCCTCCCGTAGCAGGGCGGAAGACGGCCGCGCAGCTTCTCCAGGTGCGTAGGGATGCGGGTCTTACCGCAGCCGACATGCCAAAGGACTACGCCATCACTGCCCCTCCCGTAGCAGGAGAGCCGGAACGGGAAGCGCTGGTTCGTGTCGTCGCCGTCGCCATGACCCCCCTTGACACGACCAAGAGGGTTTCGGTAGGCGGGACGGTTGACGCAATCCTGGCTGCGGGGTACACCAAGCCGCGCACGGTGACCACGGTCGAGGAACTGGACGCGCTGCCGGTTGACACGATCGGCATCGTCTCCCATCCGGGTGGACCAATCGCAGTCCAATACACTGGGCCGCGCGGTTGGTACCTCGCCGCCGATTCGCGCCTGATCAGCACTGCCGAACTGCTAAGAGTTGCCGGTCCAATCACCATTCTCTTCACCCCCAGCACGGAGGTGATCTGATGGCGCTGGGTATGCAGGCGGTTTTCGATGCGATCACGAAGTACCGGACAGCCCGCTTCTTCGAGCCGGACGAGATCAGGGTCAACACGAAGACCCTCGATGCCCTCAAGCGATCGGTGGGGATGAGATTGCCCAGCTTGCCCGGATGCTCTTCGATGTTCGGGATTCCCGTGGTGATTGATGATTGGATACCTGACGGCATCGCAATCCCGTGGTCGAACTTG